GAAGAATAGATCCTTCTAGAGTTACTACTCTAGCTTTCCAACGTCCACGCACGTTATAAGATCCGTCATCAAGACCACGGTTAATGTCAGGGACTTCGGCTTCAGGAAGAGTCCACCAGTTTTTAATGTCGGTGCAAACCCAAACAACGTTGTTTTCATCTATAGTATTTAAAATCAATCCATTTAAAATAACATCTGCTTGTAACTTTAAACCGCTTATATACGGTTGCGGCATTCTTCTAAGAGCATTATTTACAATAGAGTTTTCAAGTGATTGCTTTGAAGCTGTTAAAGCAGTAGAGTCATTTTGACTAACTATCTGTGACTGAATTGTGCTAGATACTTGATTAAAATCCTCATAAAATTCTTCAATGTAAGAGTTTTGCTCAAACAAAACAGCATCTAGATAAAAACTTGTAATTGTGCTAGACGTAGTTGGAGTAAAAGAAACTTTTGCTTTTACAGCGGTACCTAGAATTGTGGCAGCAGGGACAGTTAAACCAATTCGATACCACTCACCATCTTTAGGCACAGATAAGGTTGCAGTTGACGTCAGAACTGTAGTGTTGCTAGAGTTTGCCCAAGTTATGTTCATAGTTACAGATCCAGCAACAGCAGTAGAATCAATTTTTAAATATGCAGATATAGAGTAGTCTTTGCTTTCATCAATAGTTACAAAGTTAGTAAGTACTACTCCAGTAGACGTTGAGGTTACTGAAGAAACTAAAAGAGCCGAGTCGCCAATAAATCCGTTAGTAGTAACTCTAGAAATAGATGCAGTGGATAGAGCTAACCAGCCCGTTGTAGCGGATCTGAAGGAAGCATTAGTAATTAAATTTGTACGTGTCATTATTAACCTGTAAGTCCTAGTCTTCTAAGCTGCTGGTTTATTAATGTTGTTAGTTGTCTTTCATTATTGTTTTCAATAGCTGCTTTACCGGCTGTAGTATTAGAAACCATCGCATATGCTATTGCTTTATTAGTGCTGTTGGCTATTATCTCTCCATAACCATCAAACTTAGCTGCTGCTTTTCCTATTTCAATTGCAGCAGCTTTAACATCCTTAGTCGAGTTGTTAAAAGCTGTTGCCTGCGCCTGAGCATTTTGACTAGCTGTAGCGATCAGCGGGTTTGTAATAGCATTTCCAACAAGACCTAGCTGTCCTATCTCTTGTATATTAAATGCGTCTCCAGCTGAACCGCCTCCTGCAAGTTTTACATTTTTTATAGCTTCTTGAAATTGATAAAAAGTAAAGAATTTACCAGCAACGTTTAAACCTTTTGTATCTCGGCCAGCAATTTTCATTGTTTCTCTTGTTATCGAGCCTGTAACTCCAGTTAAAGCTTCCGATATTTCTCCAATATAACTTTGAATAGTAGCCCTAGATTGAGCATCTTTAAATGTAACTTTACCGCCTGCTAAACTAAACAGTTCTCCACGTTTTTGGCCCATAAGTCCACTTAAAGACTGCGCAACGTCTGCTTGCACTGATGCAGACATTTTTGGAATTGCGTAAGAAGCATATGGATCAAACACTGCAGTTTTATATTTAAGAGGAATGATATCAGTTTGCGTAGGTCCCCCTGGAGCTCCCGGTACAGTAACTCCCTCCTGAGCCGATGCTTTTTGAATTTTTGTCATTAATTGTGCAAAAGAGGTATTAGTGAGAAGTCCACTTGTATCAAATTTTAGATTTTCTAGCAAACCTGCAACTTGATCCTGACCAATTATTCCTGTTTTTACAAACTCATTTAAAACAGTTTTTGAAGTTTTTGAAGTCATAGCAGAGACACTTCCAAGAGCTCCAGCTATTGAATTTATGTCAAGACTACTGGTTTTCTGTATTTCACCAATAGTTCTTGCGACAACATTGGCAGCACCTTCTCTACCTGAAATTGTATATGCTTGCTTATTTGCTAAAGCAAATTCTTGAATAGCACCTTGAAAATCATTTATACTTAGGTCATATTCTTGATTAAATCTTGTTACTGCTGCAAGAAACTTGTTAGCACTTAAATATTCTGCTTCAGCTCTGGTACCAGCAAGCCCAGCTGCAGCAGCTTTTTCACCAAATGATTGAACCTGATTTAAGTTAGAAACAACCATATTGGCGGTTGTTATTCTAAACTCTCTTATCTTTTTTAGTCTTTCAGCTTCTGCTTTATTCATACTGTCAACAATGGTTGTTCCAACACTCAATAAAGCTCCGGTAACCATACCAGCAGGCCCAAACATAGATGCAACTCCAGCAATACCGTGCATCATCATTCCAACTTGGCTCATTGAACCAGATCCCATGGCATACAAAGATGATCCCATGGTTCCCGCCATTCCAAAACCACCTAAAGCAGACCCACCACCGAGTCTTCCAAATCCTCCTCTAATTCCAGCTCCAACAGTTCCAACAAATCCCCTAATACCTGGAGCACCGACCATAGTGTTAGGTGCCATAGGGAGTCCAGCAGGACCAGGAGCATTTAAAGTATTTGCATATGCAGCTTTATATCCGCTATTTGCTAAACCAGTGCCCCTGATCAATGATTGATTGGTTATAGTTGTAAGGCCCTGTTGTCTAGCTTCTAGAATATTTCTTTGTATTTGATCGTTTAACAACTTTATTGCCTGAGCATCAAATCCAGCAGCAGATGCTTGTTGAAGAATTCTATTAGTCATTAACTGAGCTTCAGTGATTGCACCCTTTTTTGCAACTATGCTCATTTGAAGCATAGTTGTAGTCATCTTAGTCTGCTCGTTATAGAGGTAAGCAGCCTTGCTTCCAGAAATAAGTTGAAGCTCTAGTTGGGCAAGTCGATCTCTAGCAAAACCCGCTTCCCTACCCATGGTGAGCAGTTGACTGTTTCTAGCTGTTCTTGCAGATGTTCTTAGTTGATTAAACAAGTTTTGACCTGCTTGTTTAGCCATTTCCATCTCATGTCTATAGGCCCCTAGAGCCTGTTTATCCGCTGTAAGTTTTGCAGTAAGAGCACCAAATGCAGATGTTACTTTGCTCATTAAACCTAGAAATATTTCTAGACCCTTTTTAAGAACTAAAAATACACCAACAATTGCAAGTAATGGTCCGTGGAACATACCTATTATTCTAAAAATTGGAGCTAAGAGCTCAATAATATGCGCAAATGCATCTAATATTGACTTTAGAGTGTTAAAAAATCCTGTTAAAGTCGCATCTTCAGCAACAATTGCAACCATTTTAGACAGACTAACTAATACTTCAGCAAAAGATTTTCCAGCTTTTTGTCCCGCTTCTAGAATTTGCTTTATGTATGGGACTGCTCCTTGAAGAGTCATCCAAAATTCTCTAGTGTCTTTGTTACCAGCTAAGTCAACAAATATTTTTAAAAATTTTCCTAAAGTTTTTAAAGCCACTACTGCGTTAGTTGTAGATTCTTTTAGCCAAGTAGAGAACCCCGTACTTCCTGTAAAGTTTTGAAATCCTCTGGAGATTGAATGTAAAAAGTCAAGCATGACTTTTCCAGCACCGCTTTCCGGACCACTAGGAAATGCAGCTTTAACAATATTTTTTATACCACCATAAACTTCTTGAAATACTCTACCAAGCTCTCTGGCAACATCATATGCTAAATGGAAAGATCTATTTAAGTCACCAGTAAATGCTGAAATTCTTAACTTTTTATCAAAGTTAGATAGAGCCGTATCAATTCCTAAAGAAAATCTTTCGGTTATTTGAGAAGCAGACGTGAGTAAAGTTAAAAGAATTCCAAACGATGATTTCATAGATTTGCCGAAATGATCGATAGTTCTTGTAGAATCTTCGAAAAATTTCTTCATGTTCATCATGTTTACATTGTCTTTAAAAGCACTTGCAAATGTTTTGCTTGCATCCCCCATTGCTGAAGCTACTTGTTTAAGACCTGTTTTTAATACAGGGAATCCATATTTCATAAGAGTTTCTATAGACTCTTGAAGTTTAGGAATAAATCCTTCTGAAACTTCTTTCTTAAGTTGCTGCATCTGAGGACGCAGAGTTACCATAAACTTAACAAATTCTAATTGAACCGCGCTAAGAGCTGCCAGCGGCTGGTAGGCACTTGTAGCTTCTATACCCTTTTTTACGGCTCTAAAAGCTTCTTCACTCTTATGCTTAGCTTCACGAAGCTGTAGATCAGCTTGCTTATAAGCAAGTTCTGTTTGTCTACGAAGTCTATTATCTGGTGGAAGATCTTGAACACGGGCTAAAGCTTCTCGTGCACTTTCAAGTTTTAGAGCAGCATCTTCTTGAGATAGCGCAGCTGCTTCAGCGGCAAATTTTAGATTTATATACTCTTGAGCAGCGGCTCTAAACGTATCATTAAGGGCAGTCTGAGATTTCCAAACAGTTCCAATAGCATTTGCAACTCCAGACATTGCAACTTTTACGCCTATAAATCCTACTGCAACTCCAGCAAACGCTCCACCAAAGGCTGCTATCGAAGGAACTGCTGCGGCTAAAACACCAACTAGAGATAGAACTCCTCCGACTAAATCTCCAATTGTTCCGGCTAAAGTTCCAAGAGCAGCTTGCATCTTCAAACCGGTTCTTTGTAATTTCATAAACCTGTCTGTTGCCATTTCAGCAGGGCTTTTAATTTTTTGAAGTGAAGATGCAGCGTAGTTTATTGCACGGTTTAATTGGTAAAACTGATTTTCACCTTTTGTAACACCACGAAGAACACCTAGCTCAAAACCTTTTCTAAAGTTTTCACTAAATTTTCTAGTGACGTCTTCTTTAAGAAGTTTGTCGTAACTACGACCGGCTTGTTCTAGCCTCTGTCTAAATCGCTCAAGTTCAAACTGAGCTTTTCTAGTATCAGCACCAACTTCTATTTTAGCTCTACCGACATTTTCAGCCATAGTTACAACTCACCTCCTTCTAATCTATCCCAACGGCTGATCCAAAATATTTCCAAATGGAAGTCTGGAATTTTCTTTTATCGGCGTTGGAGCAATATATGGTTTTACAGATTCCTGTCTTGGGTTGAAAGGTTCTATAATTTCTTCTGGTTCAGAAAAGTCTTCTGGACCATCCAGTGCACTTATATCATCGGATTGGCTATCAGGTTCTTCGCTACTTGTATATTTATACGACTTGTTATACATAGACTCATAGAGATTTTTTCTAAACGTGTCTTTGTATATAGGTTCGTACTCGCTAGAGTACCTAAAATCTTCTTCAAGGAAGTAGTGAATAACGTCAAGCATATCTGATGCTTCCATGCTTGCAAGTTGTAGTCCGTTCACTAGTGCCTTTCCGTTGACATACGGCCAGAGATCAACCGCCCAACTTAGGAGGCTGCTGGCCGATCCGAGGGGCGGTTTGAGTACTCCTCAATTAGCCAAGCTGTAATGTCAGACAAAGTTTCAACCGAAACAATTTTTTCTGGATCACTTTGCAAAGCCGTAAATCTTGCATAGCTTTCCTTCAAAAGTACTCTGGAAAGGAACAATTCAACAGCGTCAGCGTTTCTTGTTACATCGTCCGAGTTGCTAGCAGAAATTAGCTCCAAAATTGCCTTTCCCTGGAGCTGCTTGACACAATGAAATTCTTCATCGTATAGTTTGAATGATACGGGCTCAGCATTTGGATCGACGTCGCCGGTTCCAAAATCTTTAAATCGAGTCATTTGTTATCCTTAATTTTGTAGTTAATACATGTGTATTTATAGCTATTTGCTATAGAACAAGTATAAATTATCCTTAAGGTATCTATTTGGCTTAGTTCCAGGATGATTGACAGCTCTAGCAAACACTAAGACTCCCTTACTTCTAAACTTCAAATAAGATCTCTTTTTAGGAAAAATCATGTGCCTTTTTGTGCCTTCATGGTGCATTAGGGCATAGGGAACAGCGGATCCAATATACATTCTTTGCCCATTAGCTATTTTTTTATGTCCATAAATTCTTATCGATCTTTGAAGACGACCTGTTTTAATTCCTACTTGACGTTTTGCCGCCGCTTGAACTTTTATGGCCCGTTTTTTAATCTCTCTTCCAACAGTTCCTCTTGGAGAGTTGAGCATCTCATCTATTTTTTCATGGTAAAGAGTGACTTTTATTGTTTTAGCCATTATGGAACCGCCAACGTTAGTTCAAGACTAACTACTTGAAATCCACCTTCTATGTCAGCAGCTTCTAATGTAGCTATAATTCCAAGACCAAATACCCCGTCCCACATATCAAAAGACTTCATAGAAGACATAAGCACCCAGGCATCAATAGCAGATATTTCTGCACCTTGCTGTATTTTTTCAGCTGTCGGTGGTCGGCCATTCATTCCAACTGTAGGAACTTCACGAGCAATACTTATTGTAAGTATTGCAGTTCTTGGGACGTTACAACGCTGCGGCTCGCTAACCTGATCCCCGGGGCTACCTAAATACATTTGATTAAATGCAACAACTAACTGTTCACAGTCAATTGCTGGTGTGCCCATAGTCCAATATCTACGC